CTACAGGTAGTGAGCCTTCCGGCCGCCCAGTTGCGCGAACGGGATGTCATCAGACATATCGGCTGCACCGCCCACAGGGGTGCGGGCAGTTGATCGTTGCTGAGCAGGGCGTTCCGAATCGCTTCCGTCTGGAGCATCGGCGGCATGCCCACCTTGCCCATTGGGCTCGCGGCCGCCCAGCATCTGCACCTGGTCGGCGACGACTTCGGTGCTATAGCGGTCAGCGCCGGTGTCCTTGTCTTGCCACTTGCGCGTCTTCAGGCGGCCTTCGATGTAGACCGAGCGGCCCTTCTTCAGGTACTCGCCGGCGATTTCAGCCAGGCGGTTGTACATGACGACGCGGTGCCATTCCGTTTCTTCGCGGCGTTCGCCCGAAGCCTTGTCTTTCCAGGTGGAGGTGGTGGCAATGGACATATTGCAGATTGCCGCCCCTTCGGGGCTGTAGCGGACTTCCGGGTCGCGTCCCAGATTGCCCACGAGTATGACTTTGTTAACCGATGCCATGCCTAATCCTCTATGGGGGGCGCGAGGGCTGAATGCACCTCCCGTGCCAGATAATCCAACGTCAAGTCATTGAATATGGTGACGTGGCAATCGATAGCCTCAATTTCCGATTCGCTGCTGTGCGTCGGGACAAGCGTGTCAGAGGACCGGCGACGAATTCGCCATAGCTCTCCGCCAAGAGAGGCAGTCACATAGGCCGCCTCATTGGGGTATCGGACGTCCGTGATGCATATCCGGCAGAATCCTGCCCTGAAAAGGGCGTTGACCCGCTCATTCGTGCGTTCCGTCCAGTACGAAGTGCCCTGAAGGGCGCGTCGATACTCAGTGCCCCAAAGCCGCATGATTTCCCGAGGGGAACGGCGTTTTGATACATCCTCGCCCAATTCCCTCATTCGCTCGATGAATCCGTTTTCCGTGCATTTCGAGATCCGCATCTGATTTGAGAGCGCTTCCTTGAGCGACCGATCGGAAAGGATGAATGGGTCTATTGAGAACGCCTGAACGACTTCATCACGCAATGCATCCGCGAAGGCCACCCGGGCAAAGCCACGCGTTTCGGCCAGAATCGCTGCGCAGGTATCTTTTCCGGCGCCTGCGCGCCCGACGAGTCCGATAACTCGGTATTGCGGGAGTGGGTTAGGGGGCGGCATATGGCGCATCTGTTCAACCTCATCGTTGGGCTAGGTACTCGACATAGGGGAAGTCGGGGAGGTCTGCGATCAGAACGGCGCCGTCTCGATTGCGCCATATGCAGGAGTACTTCTTCGTGTCTGGCGCCTGCACTAGCTCACCAGTTTTTCCGCAGCTCCTGGCGATCATCGTGGCTCGACGTTGATCGTCCTCAGCAAATAGGCGCGCATCTTTTGCGGCGACATGTTGACCTAGCGCGAAAATGGCGCCGATGGCAATGGCAACGGCCAGGGAGGCGATAACAGCGGTGGTGGTGGACTTCATTGAATGCTCCAAGAGCCGTCTCCGGGGGCGCTAGTGCGCCCCGGAAAGGGATGAATTGGTCAAGCGATGATGCTGCGGACGGGACGAACCCGGAACTCGCCGAAGCGGGTCCAGTAGTAGACGTCGCCGTTCTCGAAATGCACCGCCCAGGCGAGGCCGGAGCCGTAGGGCGTTGACGTCCAGGTGTGCTCGCTGTCGCTGTTGAAGCCTTGCGCCGCCGCTACCTGCAGCAGCTCGCGATGGGACGGCAGGTAGAAATCCTTGTGGCCGTCGGCCGTGTATTCGGACGCAGCCATGGCTGCAGGATGGCTGCCACGCTCCAGCAGCTTGCGGGTATTCGCGGCGCCGTCCAGATCCGAGTAGCCTTCCAGCTTGTCGCCGTAGCCGCCAAATTCAAAGTCGCCATCCAGCGGAGCCGCCGCCACGAACAGATGGCGGCCTTGCGCCGTCTGGCCGATGTAGATGCCGCCTTGGCCTTCGGCGTACTGTCCAACCACAAATTGGTGGTCCATTGGAAAATCTCCTCATGCCCAATAAGGCAGTTAGTTAACGAAGTGCTAGCCACTCCCGCCAGACGACACCACGCCCCGGTGTAAAGCCCCGGTTGTCGTACCCACTTTTCGCGTGTTGAAAATTGACGTGGTGCAGCGTGGCTAAGGCGCTACCGCGATGTCGTCTGGAGGGAGTCCTGGCCTTTATCGTCGCCAGGGCGGACGCCTACTCGCTACACACTAGTGGCCACGTTTTCCCCGGTTCAGACCTAGGAAGACCGGACGCGGCATAATGCATCCGCTTTCGACAGCTGGACTTGACCCAGTCGGAGGGTGATGACAGCCGACACGTACGAACTCCCCGCCGTTCAATGGGGGCCGTGGCCTGAACTGGAGCGCATCGCTCCGAACTGTCCCGTACAGCCTGACGCTTGCCATCAAAGGAGGCAATTTGCTCTCGTCGTGCCCTTCGGTTGCTCACTGCGGCAATAGCAGCATCACGAATCGCCTCTCTTGATAGCGCTGCGTTTCGCGCAGCGGACGGCCGAACTGTTTCACGGCGCCAGGGAGATTCAGTCGTCGAAGTCAGGACCACCCGGCATAGCGAAATGGGCGCCGCGACCAGCTATGTCCTGGCAGATCCAATCCCAGATTTCAGGCTTAGTCATCAGGCGGAAGCCATCGGGCATATCGTTGCTTTCAAAGTCAGCAACCGCCTGGCGAACTTCCTGCTTCGTGATCTCCCTGCCGGGTTTGAAGCTGACTGTCGCCGTTCCTTGCTTGCGGTCGCCGTCAGTGATGTAGATCAACACGTCGATGCTGGCGGGCCAGTGAATCGGGTAGTCCATGCTTTCTCCTTGTTCATCAGTACCGCAGGAGGCGAACAATCCGCAGCCCGGTCTTATTTGGCCTATTGCAGTGTTTGGCCACGGCGTGCCAAAACTTGACTTGTTGATGCTGCCCACGCCTGAACTTCCGATCACGAAACAAGCGGCGTTCGGTAGAGCGTGAATTGGCGCCCATCGGCATCTCCTTAGCGTGCCGTCACTTCACAAGTTCTTGCAGGGCATTCCCGCTACCTCGGAAGTCGATATCTGGAATGATTTGCTGAGGCTTGAACGTGACGCGGTAGTGATACGCGCTGGCCTTGACCCCTTCTAACTGCTCGGCAAAGAAGGTCACGTTGTCCGACAGACCAAGGAAGTGCTTCTTGTATTCGCCAGGGCCGGTCATGCAGATCACATGCAACGTCTTGCCGGTCGAACTGGTGTCGATTGAGCAACGGCCTTCGACGGTCAGCATGTACTGATCGGTGATGCCGTTGTAGAAGACGATGCGGCGATTCACTTCGAAGTTGTCCGCAGCCTTGGACAGGTTGCGGCTGGCGACTCGGGCGTCATCGTCGCAAGCAGCGAGTAGGGCAACCAGTGGCAGCACCACTAAGAGCTTCTTCATCATTTCTCCGGGGTAATTGGTCATCACATACGAATCGCAGCGCTGACCACCAGCGGCGATTCAAATGTGGCCTCGATAGAGGCTCATTTGCGTCCCTTGCTCGCAGCGTCCACGTCTCCCAAGGGGTACTCGTCGTGGCGATCCGGTCCACCAGGTTGCAGCCCTGGCTAGGCAATTCCCACGTGGTTCACCACCACTCTTACGGTCTGGGCATCCGGGCTTTGTCTCTCGGCGGCGCCACCGCCTGTATCGCTGCAGCTTCGCGTTGCCGGGCTTAGCCACTAAGCGGTGCGACGTCTTGCATTGATTCCATTGAACCATGGTTCATTTCCAAAAGTCAACCATAGTTCAGAGTCAGGCGTAAAAAAACCGCCCGTAGGCGGTTTCGGTGAGCGCCGGAAGACTAGATAGCTATCCAGATGACACAGGCGATGATTGCTACAACGCAAGCGGTATACAGCACCTTCCAGGCGCCCATGTCTTTAAGTTCAGACACCAAGGACGGATCGTTGACGACATCCTGGGACAGGATAGGAACGGCGAGTCTGCAACCACAATGGCGGCAGATATGGGCGTCCTTTAGGATCAACTCTTTACAGTCTGGGCATTTGACGTGCGTAGAGGGATTGGGGCGCTCTGCCTGGCGGCGGAGGTTCGCGCTGAGCAGAAGAAAGATGCCAGCCAGTAAGGGGCTGATCATGCAGGCGAGAAGGAACCAGCCAAAACCGCTTCGCCCGCGACCAGAAGCGATCATGCCCACGACGAGGGCGAACAACAACCAGAAGAAGATGATTGCGATCATGAAGCGATTCTAGCGCCTACGACGCTTCCAGCAACCGCTAAGAACGAACCCATTGCCCAGCTTCGTCGTCCCGAAGCCTCGCACCTGACCAAACGACTTGGCCGAGGATCCGAACGGGCGATCCGTTTTCTAGAGGTATGTCGTAATAAGCAGGATTGAACGAGCGAGCTACCCAGCGACCAGTGAGTTTGTCGCGCGCTACGGTCTTTACGAGCATCTTGCCGTCGTAATTGATCGCGTAGACGCCGCCCGTTGCCACGTCCTGCAGCGTTAGATTCTCGTTGGGAACGACGAGTAGCGCGGCGCCGTCACGAATGACCGGCTCCATGCTGTCGCCTTTTGCATACACCACTCGCGCCTTGCCGCCATCCGCACCGACTTCCTTCAGGAAGGATCGCCGGAACTGGATCATCCCCGTTTGTTCTTCGGTCTGATTCTCGATGCCATCGCCCGCGGCGAGACGCACCTCCGCAAGCTCTGGCACCTTTTCAAACCTGTCATTGGCAGCATGAGGTTCGCCAGGCCCAACATTAGCGATCACGCCGGTCTGGGTGCTGATCCGAATTTTTGGATTGCGCTCCGCTTGGTTGGTCGTATGGCCGCCCTCCCAGGGCGCCGGAGGCAAGCCTGGTATCCGCATAGGGAACGGGTCATCGGTGTTGTCCATGTCGACCAGGCCGCCCGGCTTGTGAGCGCGCAGCGGGATGACGGCAGCGGCAGGCATTGGAGGCTGCTGTGGGGCTACCTGTATTCCCAACTTCATCTGAGCGATAGCCAGAGCAATCGCTCCCTCGAGCTGCCTCATTCTGCTATCGGGCAGTTCGCGGACTTGATCTTCCGGAATTGTCGAGAAAGGCCAGGGGAGGGGCTGCGGTGCTGCAACTGCCCCCGACTTCATGTCGCCTTCGCCAAGAGCTAACCAGTCGCTCGAAACGCCTAGCAGCCTTGCCGCCAGGGCGTTGTTCGCAGCGTTAAACGCGGTCGATTTCCCGTCGATCACCTTCTTCACGGCTTGATAGGACGTGTTCAAGCCTTCTGCCAATTTGGACGCAGAAACATTTGCCGCCTTCATCGCGGCGGTAAGGCGATCTCGATACTCAACCATAGTTGTAAAAGTAGCCGATTTTGGTCTAACCATAGTTGCTTTCGGTGCGTGAACTATGGTTCAATTGGGCATGAAAAAAGCCGAAGCCATCCGTCTTCTAGGCGGGACCGTGACATCAGCAGCCAAGGAAATTGGCATCACGTATCAAGCCGTCGACAAGTGGCCTGATGAATTGACGCGAGCCATCGAAGACCGCGTTATCGCAGCCCTAGCTCGACGTTCGATGCGTCCTGAGCTGCTCGGGCTTCCTGCCAAGCCTTGGAAGTGAAGTAAATCCGCCGTGGTTGGCGCTTCGTAGTCCGGTTGATGAGTTGTTGTTGTCCATGCGGTGAATCTTAGTTGCGCCGCACAAGCACCGAAACGCTGAAATTCTAGGGAATCCAACGTAATGACCTGCCAATACACCACTACCCACTGGCGTGATGCTCTGTACAACGCTGTGCGTGCTGCTGATGGCGGCGTTGTTGCGGCTGCTCAGTTCTTGACTGAGCGCCGGGATACCTCGATTCATCACGAATCGGTTCGCCGCAAGTTGCGTGGTAACGACTCGATGGACGTCGAAATGGCTGTCCTGCTGGCCGAGTTTGTCAGCAAGGATCGCAACGTTCATGAGCGTGCGAACGACTGGCTGCTCTCGCTGTGCGCCCAGGAGGGGCTGCACGTCGACGATGTTCCGGAAGCTCCTGCAGGCGGCTGGGAGAACGAAGCAAAGGCCCTGCAGGACAAGTTCCTCGCGCTGGCGACTGAAATGGGCAAGATCGCCGCGGTCACGGCGCAGACCACGGCGGACAGTCAGATAGATCAAGCTGAGGCGGACCAACTTGTCCCCTTGCTGCGTGCAACGCGTGTCTTGTTGCACCGCATGGAGCGCAACGTCCTGCGTGCTGCGAGCAAGTGAGCCAAGAATGAAGGGACGCGCCCCCACCGCTACCGAGAGGAAGTTCCACGACATGCTCTGTAACGTCGTGGGCTGCGCCGCTTGTCGCTTCGGCCACAACATGGTCACGCATTACGTGAGCGTTCATCACCAGCGGGGGCGCGTTCGTCCTCTGGCCCATTACTTCGTCCTGCCTCTCTGTGCGGGCCACCACCAGGCAGGTACTGGCGCCAGCTGGATGATCGCCGTCCACCCCGATAAGGCCCAGTTCGAACAGCGCTATGGGGAGCAGGAGCACCTTCTGCGCCTTTGCGTGTTGTTTCTGCTGGCCTCGGGTCAGGACGTGCCGGAGTTGGCGCTTACCGCTGCGGAAGTGGATAGGGATGTCGCGGACCGAGTGGCTGCCCTGGCCGAAGCAGGGGGCGCAAGGGCATGAATGTCCATGGGTACGTCGTCCCAGATGCCGCTATCGACGCCGGCCTTGAGTTCATGCGCGCCGGCTCGACTTTCGACTGCAAGAAGCTGGGGAAGGTGATTGGCCGTCATTTCCCGTTCCAAAAGGCTGTCATGAGCCCTGAGGGCCATCGCACGGTCTGCCTGGATGCTGCCCATCGCCTGATGCGAGAAATGCGCGCTGACCTTGAACTGGTTCGCCGCAGCGCATTCCGTACCGAACACCACCATTACCGCTGGCGCACTGCCGCCTAACGCTGGAGCGAAGATGAACGCACTCATCATTTCCACCACGGCAATTCGTCAGGATCACGAAGGACGGTTCAGCCTGAATGATCTGCACCGCGCCGCTGGGGCGCAGTCCCGCCATCAGCCTGGGAAGTATCTGGAAAACCAGTCTTCCCAAGAGCTGATCGCCGAACTGCAGGGCGAGGTTGGGATAACCGGAATTCCGGTTATTCAATCAAAACAAGGACTTGGGACATTTGTCTGCAAGGAACTGGTCTACGCCTACGCCATGTGGATCAGCCCGGCCTTCCAGCTCCGGGTAATTCGGGCTTTCGAATCGTTGAGCTTGGGGGCGCCCGAGGTCCCGAGAGATTTTGCCGCCGCCCTTCGTTTGGCTGCGGACCAGCAGGAAGAGATCCAGAGCCAGCGCCGGAAGCTCATCGAGCAGCAGCCGAAGGTCGAGTTTGCGGAAGCAATCAGGAAGACCGTGGACTCGATCAGCATTGCTGACATGGCAAAGCTGCTGGGTACCGGTCAGAACCGCCTGTTCCGCCAACTGCGTGCAGATCAGGTCTTGCTGCCCGACAACAAGCCGTATCAGGAGTACCTGGACCGGGGCTACTTCCGCCTGGTGGAGATGCCATGGCGTGACGAAGAGGGCAGCGTCCATGTCTCGTTCAAGACGCTTGTGACCGGCAAGGGGCAGGTTTGGCTGCAGCGGAAGTACGCCGCACCCTCGAACGTCGAGCCGGCTTGCATTGAAGCCTACGCGTGATTCCAGCTATGTCAGCCGTCATCCTCTCTATGCCTAACGTGCCTGCCGCCTCTCCCCAAGTGGAAGATGGCTTTACCCGCATCTCTAATGAGTTGCTGGGGGCGCTGGTGCTGGCCGACTTGAGCAAGCAGCAGTGGGAAGTGCTGATGGCCATCATCCGCAAGACCTACGGCTTCAACAAGACCGAGGACGACATCGCATTGTCCCAGCTCTCCATGATGACCGATGGCGATCGGGGCAACCATAGCCGGGTGATTAATAGCCTGGTCAAGCGCCGCATTCTGAGTCGTGCCAAGGGGCGCCATAGCTTCACCCTGGGGCTTAACAAGGACTATTCCCAATGGGGGCTGAAGAACGGCCGTGCAGAGCTGGTGCGGACGCATTGGAGGGGCGTTTCTGCTGCACCTGCTGTTGTAACTCCTACAACAGCAGGTGATGAACATGGTTGTAACTCCTACAACTCTGCTGTTGTAGAACCTACAACTTTGCTGTTGTCAGACTTACAACCACAAAAGACAACTCCAAAAGAAAATATCAAAAGACAAAAAGAAGAAAACACTTGCGCTCCGCAAGCGGATCGCGGCGAGTCGTTCGATGATGCACGAGCAGATCAGAAAGATCGGGCCGTGACTGCATCCGAAAGCACACGAGCAGGCCGAAAGGGCCGGGCCATGACTGTGCTTACTGCCGAACAACTGGTTCGGTTCGAGAAGTTCTACGACGCCTACCCCCGCAAGCGCAGCCGTATCGCAGCGGAGAAGGCGTTTGCCAAGCTGAACCCGGATGACGCTTTGCTTGCCGACCTTCTGGAGGCGGTAGAGCGCTCCAAGCTGACTGCGCAGTGGAGCGACCCCACCAAGATCCCGCATCCGTCCTCGTGGCTGAACGCGGGGGCGTGGGAGGACGATATCGAAACGGAGTACGGCGCCAGGGAGCGGGAGGTTATCGACTCGTTCAACTCGACGCTGGGTGCGGAAATGGGGGATATCGATCCGACCATCTTTTCCGAGCGCCGCGCCGGGGCTATACGCGCCTTCCTGAGGCTTTCCGACAAGCCCGAATTCTGGACTCGGTTTTTCCCCTGGATCCGGGACAACTGCACGCTGCCCCCTCATGCCGGCTTTGACTGGCTTATCTCGCCGGACGGCTTCAGCAAAGTCCGCGGTGGCCAATTCTCGAAGGAACAACGATGAACGCTGTAGTGCGCGGCCAGCCGCCCCACAACCTCGACGCTGAACAGGCGATCTTGGGCGGTCTCATGCAGGACAACGGTGCGATAGACCGGTTGGGCGACCTGGGGGCGCAGCAGTTCTATCACCATGCGCATAGGCTGGTGTACGAGGCCATCTCGTCGCTGGTGATGCGCTGCCGCCCGGCGGATGTGGTCACTGTCCACGACTTCCTATCGGCTTCAGGCCGAGCTGAAGCGGTCGGAGGGGCTGTTTACTTGACCGAGTTGGTTGCCGCAACCCCCAGTGTCGCGAACATTGGCCGGTACGCGGATATCGTCCGCGAGTGCGCGCTATTGCGGGAATTGGCCGGTACTGCCGATCGGGTTCATGAATTGGTCGCAGACCGGCAGATGCCGGCTGCGGAACTCCTTGATGTGGCGCAGGCAGAGTTCGGAAAGCTCGCGATGGGAACGGTCAAGAACGAGCCGATTTCCATTTCCGAGTCCATGACGTCGTTTCTTGATGATCTGGACGGTCGGGTTCATGGATCCGCTTCCCATCCTGGCATTCCGACCGGCATTCAGGCATTGGACGACCTGCTGAACGGAGGGCCATGCCGTGGGGACCTGATCGTAATCGGTGCGAGGCCTGGTATGGGCAAGTCCGCTCTCGCAGGGACGATCGGATGCAACAACGCCGAATCCGGCCATTCGGTCATGTTCTGGTCCGGGGAAATGCCCACTCGTCAGGTTACCGGGCGAGCTGTTGCTAACTGGGGGCGCGTGTCTGCCAAGAAGATCAGCGCGGTGAGGCCAGAGTTGAGCTCTGATGACTGGGCCAGGCTCACCAGGGCAGCCCAGATTGCGGGCGAAGCAAAGTTCTTCGTTGATGACGAGGCGGGGCTGACTCTACAGGCGTTGACCGTAAAAGCCCGAGCCGTGCATCGCAAGCATGGTTTGGACGTGCTCTTCGTCGACTACATCCAACTAATGGAAGGTTCGGAGGAGAAAAGGCACCTGCAGATCGAGGCAATCACTAAGGGCCTTAAGAGGCTAGCGAAACAGTTGGACATCGTCGTCTATGCCTTGTCCCAGTTCTCGCGGGACATCGAGAAGCGGAGCAACAAGCGCCCGATGCTATCTGACTTGCGAGACGGTGGCTCTATCGAGCAGGACGCCGACATAGTGATTGCCCCCTACCGGGAAGAACAGGACAACCCTGATACGGATCGCAAGGGGTACGCAGAACTTTACGTCCCCAAACACCGGAACGGATCGATTGGGATGGTTCCGGCGGCATACAGAGGTGACTACCTTCGTTTCGAGAACTACTCGGGTCCCGCAATGGCTCGATCCACAACGGCTCAGCGCGCTCGCAAAGCGTTTGAGGATGCGGAGGCATTTTGACGTACTCCATCCTGGAACGCCGTTCTGAGAAATGGCGCATGGAATGCGAGGCGAGACATGTTTTGTCCCTCCCGTTCTCTTCGCGTGAACCGTACCTGGCGCTGGTCGGAAAGCGGCGCGGCGCCCAGGGAAGGTTAGTTCTGGAGGCTGAAGTTAGGCGCCAGTTCTCGGCTAGTCGGAGGGCGGCATGAATAGATGGATGCCGAAACCGAAGCGCCTGGCTTCTTCGAAGTACCGAAACAAGCGCACGGAGCGAGACGGAATCCTGTTCGATAGCGTGCGCGAGGCAGATCGATACGCGAAGCTCAAATTGTTGGAGCGGTCTGGAAAGATCCGGGATCTCACTTTGCAGCCCAGATTCACACTTGTCGACAGCCATAGGAATGCGGATGGGAAGGTAGAGCGGGCTGTCGTGTACGTCGCCGATTTCAGGTACTTCGAGGGAGATTGTTGTGTTGTCGAGGATGCAAAGGGCGTTCGAACGCCCGACTACATCATTAAACGAAAGCTCATGCTGGATCGGCATGGCATCACTGTGAAAGAGGTCTGATATGGCACTCCCGAGAAGTATTGCGGATTCTGACAAGCAGATGCGCACTGCGGCAATCGAACGTCTTCGGACGGAATTTGGTGTGAAGCTGAGCAAGCACAACCGATGCTCTACGCGCATTGCGGATGCGATCCGTCAGATCGAACCTGATCTGGATGAGGTTGAACCGATGCTGGTTATTCGCCGGTGGGTAGCGCTTAAGCCTTCCGAAGTTGTGCCTGGGCGCCAACTTTTGGAAACGGGGCGCCAGTACGCCATGGACGCTCATATGCGCCTAGCTGCCCAGCGTGCCAGTTATCAGCCCCACCTAATCTCTATGAGCAGCAGCGTTCTCTATAACCCCGAGGTGATTCTATGAGGTTCTGGGCGAAATGGTTTAGGAGCCCGACAACAGGGCCCAACGCTTCTTTCCGAGATTCCTTTATATCCACCTATGACTCGGATAGACGGTACGCCGAAGGGCGCGCCATTGAAGAGCTGTGCGGGGCAGTTGAAGCAGAGGCGCATCTGAAGCTGCTTAGCGGCTCAAAGGAAAGCGAGCTTTTCCGTTCGGCGCACATGCGAGCTAAATCCGCTCGGGCCGCACTAATTGCCGCAGTGTATGAACCAGGCATCTCTGAGGAAGAGTTTGAACGTCGGAAGGAGGAGTTCCTTGGGTTGATCGCACGTGGAGGCCCATCATGAAGGAGCTTATGAGATGGCAGATGGGTGACCCATCCATGGTCTGCGAGCGGCTGGAAGGAATAAAGCGGAAGCCGCCGCGGTTGACCCGCCAAGAGGAAGCAAGGAAGGGCCTGGAGCAGCTATTCAGCGAGGATCACATGACGAAAGACGAAAGCGAACAACTGGAAGAACTGCTCATGACCTGGTATCACTGGGCCAAGGCGCATCGGGAGCATCTGGGGCATAGCCGTGTGGCGCCGGGATTTCATGGAGTCTCAGACCTGGACGCCTATGGGGACGACGACGAGACCGACGCGAAGCTGAACCGGTGCCTAGCTGAACAGGTGGATGTTTGCCTGAACACGCTGCCGGTTGACCTGCGCGCCGCCGTTGGGATCAGCATGCGAAATAAGGACGTGCCGAATCAGGTGTTCCGTAATCCGCGCTGTTCACTTGAGGAGCAGCACCAGAGGTACCAGAAGGCCAAGGATATGCTGCTTCCCATGTTGCGCAAGCGAGACATGATCAAGGTGATTGCATGAGGGGTTGCATACGCTGTACGCGCTCACTAAGATCATTCCAAGTGGACGGCGCTCGTCCATAGGAAACGAAGCCTTGGCAGATGCCGGGGCTTTTTGCTTTGGAGCCGCTCAAATGGCCAGACGCCTTGAAGTGGGAGAATCTTTCACCATTCCTGATGGCGCATGGCTGCTTGACGCATCAACGCATGAGGGAAAGCTGTACGTTGTGGTAGAGCCAGATATGGGCAGTGTCCAGCCCGCTCCTACCCAGATGGACCGCATCGAATCCCTGCTGACCACGTTGGTTGAATCGTTGGCAGATGAAGGCGAAGAAGACCAGCAGGAACTTACGCTGGATGGCGAGGTAGTAGGCGGCGAGCGGGACGATTCCCAGCCCCTATGATCTGACGATGGCCACCAAAGACATTACCGACCTGCAGGTGTGCGAAGCATTTGCACAGATGCGCTCCCGCCGTGAGGCAGGCGAGCTAGGTGTGTATGTTGATGACATCCTGCACCAGCAGACCGGCGAGCACATGAAGGTTTGCTTCCGTGCAATGGAGCGGGCCTGCTCTCGGGGCTTAGTGGATTATGGGATGTGGTTGCGCGGTGGTTGGCTGACTGATGACGGTAGCGCGCTGATCGAATCCGCCACACGCAAATGAGCAGCCAACCCTGGAGCGCTTGGTACAAGACCTGGCGCTGGCAGAAGCTGCGGGAGCGGCACCTGCGGGCGCATCCGTTGTGTGTGATGTGCCAGGCAGAGGGAAGGGTGACAGAAGCAAAGGTGTGCGATCACATCGAGCCACACAAGGGCGATCCGGAGAAGTTCTGGAACGGCCCCTTTCAGTCACTGTGCAAGGCGCACCACGACTCAGACAAGCAGGCGCTCGAGAAGTCCGGGCGCCGGAAGGTACAGATCGGCGAGGATGGCTACCCCATAGAGGGCACGCGCGACTTCCTGACGCGCCACGGAAATGAGAAAAATTCTCATCCACGGGGCGAAAATGTTACAAATGGCCGGGGGGGAGGGGTGCTCAAAAAATGAGCAACTCGACCAAGACCGGCCGCTCAACTCTTTTTTCATAAACGTCCAGAAAAAAGCGGGACGCAGTAAAAGGTAAAAATGGCGCAACGTGGCAGGAAGTCTCAGGCGGAACTGATGACTTCGGCCCAAGTTGCGTCCGTTTCCAGCGATTCACGACTTCGGGCTCCGTTGCACATCACGGATGCCGAGCGGATGGTTTGGGCGGAAGTGGTCAATGACCAGCCGGCGTCTGCCTTCTCACCCACCCACAGCCCCTTGCTGGAACAGTACTGTCGTCACGTTGTCCAGGCCCGATTGCTGGCTGACGAGATCATGAACTTTGATCGCGCTTGGTTGGCCGATGATGATGGGCTGAAACGGTATGACCGACTGTTGGCGATGCAGGAGCGGGAAGGGCGCGCGGCGTCATCGTTGGCAACGCGTCTGCGCATTACACGCCAGGCGACCGCCGACCCGAAGACGGTGGGCCGTGCGAATGGTCGGCAAGCAAAGTCTAAGAAGCCTTGGGAACTCGTCGACGGTTGACGCGGGGCGACCGCAACATTGCCTGGATTGAGCAGTACTGCCGAATCCCCGAAGGCAAGTTGGTAGGTAAGCCGGTAAAGCTGACGAAGCACCAACGCGGCTGGATCAAGCAGATATATGACACGCCGACGCGGCTGTTCATCCTGAGCATGGCTCGGAAGAATGCCAAGACGGCGCTATCGGCGTTCCTTCTTCTCCTGCACTTGTGCGGTCCAGAGGCGAAGCCGAACAGCCAGCTTTACAGCGCGGCGCAGTCCCGGGAGCAGGCCGCTATCCTGTTTGCCCTAGCTGCCAAGGTGGTGCGCATGTCGCCGGATCTGTCGGAATACGTGCTGATCCGGGACACGGCCAAACAGTTGTTCTGCACGGAGATGGGAACGCTGTATCGGGCGCTGTCGGCCGAGGCCAGTACTGCCTACGGCCTGAGCCCTGCCTTTACCATCCACGACGAGCTGGGCCAGGTGCGCGGGCCGCGGTTCGAGCTGTATGAAGCGTTGGAGACGGCGAGCGCGGCGCAGGATTCGCCACTGTCGATCGTAATCAGCACGCAGGCGCCGACCGACGCGGACTTGCTGAGTCTGCTGATCGATGATGCCCTCACGGGTGCAGATCCGCGGCAGAAGGTGGTTCTGCATGCGGCACCGATGGACTTGGAGCCGTTTTCAGATGAAGCGATCAGGGCTGCGAACCCGCACTTTGACGACTTCATGAATCAGGACGAGGTGCGGCGCCAGGCGGCAGACGCCAAGCGCATGCCGAGTCGGGAGAACTCCTACCGGAACCTGATTTTGAATCAGCGGGTGGAGGCGCATAACCCGTTTGTGTCCCGGGCGATCTGGGAAGAGAACGGCGCGCAGCCGGAGCGGTTGGAAGGCAAGACGGTGTACGGCGGCCTGGACTTGTCCAGCGTGTCTGACCTAACCGCCCTGGTGTTGGTGTCGGAAGAGGGTGATGTTCACCCGAGATTCTGGTTGCCGGAAGAGGGCTTAGCTGAGAAGTCCCGAAACGACCGGGTCCCGTACGACGTGTGGGCCGATCAGGGGCTGCTGCTGACCACTCCGGGCCGGGCGATTGAGTACGAATTCATAGCCCACGAATTGCGCAAGGTTTTCGACACCTGCAACGTGGTGGCACTGGCGTTTGACCGGGCCATGATGCGGTTCCTGAAGCCCTGGCTGGTCCGGGTCGGGTTTACCGAAGAGGAACTGGCGAAGTTCGTAGAGTTTGGACAGGGCTTCATGTCGATGAGCCCGGCGCTGCGCGAACTGGAAGCACGGTTGCTCGGAGCCAAGTTGAAGCACGGCGAACACCCGGTGCTGACGATGTGCGCGATGAACGCTGCAGTAGTTCAGGATCCGGCTGGAAACCGAAAGTTCACGAAGGCGAAATCGTCAGGCCGGATCGACGGCATGGTTTCGCTGGCAATGGCGGTGGCGGCGATGCCTCAAGAGCAGGCGCCCACCCGGAGACTGATTCTGGCAACGGCGGGCTGATATGTGCCAAGGCTGCATCAACCGGCAACGGAAACTAGTCGCGTGGCTCTGCCGCCGCGGCATGACAAGGCTGTGCGAGAAGGCTCAAGCCAGGCTCGCCAAGATGGAAGCGAGGCAGATATGAGGGCATACAGCCTTTTCGAGGTCAAGGCGGTCAACGATGAGCGACGCATCCTGACTGGAACTGCAACGACGCCGACGCCCGACCGCGTGCGTGATGTAGTCGAGCCGATGGGGATGACGCAACGCGGCCCCGTGAATCTCTTCCTGTACCACAAGCACGACAAGCCGGTGGGGCATGTCGAATTTGGCCGCCCCACCAAAACGGGCGTGTCGTTCGAGGCTTCGATTCCCGACGTGAAGGAAGAGGGCACGGTGCGCGACCGAGTGAATGAAGCATGGCATTCCGTGAAGTACCGCCTGCTGCAAGCGGTCAGCATCGGTTTCAACCCTCTGGATGACGCTGTGGAGATGCTCAAGACTGGCGGCCTGCGCTATCTCAAGTGGGAAATGCTGGAACTATCTCTCGTAGGAGTGCCCGCCAATCCGGATGCCTTGGTGCACGCGTACAAGTCGCTGCCAGAAGGCGGCATGCTGCCTGGCGAAGTCCTGCAACAGATTCGGTCGCTGGACGCTAGCGCCGTCCAACTTCAATCGGTACCGCTCATCAAGAGTATCGAGCAGCAAAAGAATCTTAACGGCGCCGTCCGACTGGTCCGCGCCTAACTTTTGATCCGCCGCCTGCCGTTGCACGCCGGCCGCACTGATCAGCCCTAAACGAGCCGTCCACGAGGCGGCTTTCTGACATCTGAACCGCCCAAGTGGCGGTTTTTTCATTTGAAGGAGACGTCATGAAGACGTTTGCTGAACAAGTTGCCGACCTGCAGGCTACCCGAACCGCCAAGGTCGAAGAATCGAAGTCCATCGCCCGAAAAGCTGCCGACGAATCCCGTTCCATGGATTCGGGCGAGGCCGAGCAGTTCGACACGCTTCAAGGCGAGATCAAGCGCCTGGACGATGACATCGCCCGCTATTCCCGCCTGGCCGACATCGAAAAGGCGGACAAGGCTTCCGCGAAGCCCATCGACGGCAAGGAAAAGTCGGAGAAGATCGCCCTGGGCGGCGCCGACCGCCTTGCTGTGCAGGTGAAGAACACGGAAAAGCTGGAACCGGGTATGGGCTTTGCCCGTGTGGCCCGTGTGAAGGCTATCGCCCACATCGAGCACATGGACCCCGCTCAGATCGCCAAGTCGATCTATCCAGACGACGAAGCCCTGGTCAAGTCGTTCACCAAGGCCGCGGTGCCCGCAGCCAACAGCGGCAACGCTACGTGGGCTGGTAACCTCATCCTCGAAGGCGGCGGCTACTTCGCTGACTTCGTGGAATACCTGCGCGCTCGTTCCGTGGTCGGCCAGATCAGCGACCGCCTGCGCCGCCTGCCGTTCGATACCCCGGTGATGATCCAGGGTTCGGCTGGCGCGGCCAAGTGGACCGCTGAAGGTGCTGCCAAGCCCCTGACGCAGTGGACCTACACGAAGACCAAGCTGGAACCCCTGAAGGTCGCGGCAATCGCTGCAGCCACGAAGGAACTCCTTAACCGGGCTTCGGTGGCCGCGGACGCGTTGATCCGTGACGAACTGGCCCGCTCGGTCAACGCCGCAATCGACGGCACCTTCGTGAGCGCCTCGGCCGCCGTGGCCGGGTCGACTCCGGCTGGCATTCGCAACGGTGTGACGCCCCTGACGCTGACCGGTGACGGCAGCGTCGAAGGCATCCGCTGCGACGCCGCGGCCATGCTGAAGGAGCTGGTTGGCGACAACCTGAGCGTGGCTGGTGCCTTCTGGGTCATGCCGGAAACCGTCGCTATCGACCTGTCGTCGGCGGTCAACGCCATGGGCGCCCCTGCCTTCCCGGGTGTCACGCCCACGGGCGGCACGTTCATGGGCCTGCCGGTCTTCACGTCCCAGTACATCCCGACCGATTCGAGCGGTTCGGTGGTGATGCTGATCAAGGGCGACGAGATCTTCCTCGGTGACGAGGGCGGCGTGCAGGTGTCGATGTCCGACCAGGCTTCCCTGGTGATGGACGACGCACCGACCATGAACAGCACAACGCCCACCGCAGCTCAAGTGGTGTCGATGTTCCAGACCAACAGCGTGGCCTTCCTGGTCGAACGCTTCATCAACTTCGCCAAGCGCCGCCCGCAAGCGGTGGTCTGGGCGAACGCGAACTGGAACCCCTGCGCCTAATAGGTCGTCAGGTTCAAGGGGCTTCCGAAGGGAGGCCCCTTTTGCAAGACGAAAGGACTGACATGAAGAAAGTGACCTTCACCTACAAGAACGGACGTGAACGGATGCTATCTGCTCGCGATGCCGAACTGCTGCGGCGTCTGGGAAAGGGCACCTACCTGACCCGAGACATGGCGGCTGCGCGTCCCTTGTCTGTCATAGTGTCTGTCGCTGACAACAAGGACGTCGATCTGGACAGTCTGGAGGGTGACGCCCTCCACGCACTCGCCCGCGATCGAGGCGTTAAGGTGCATCACAAGGCCGGTGCTGACAAGGTGCGCGCGGCCCTGCGAAAGGCCGCCGAGTGAAGATCCTAGGGTTCACCTTCGGGCGTCAGAAGGCGATGGAGACCGTTGGCGGAACGTGGCGCAATGCGTGGCGGATCATCAGCGAGCCTTTTGCTGGCGCTTGGCAGCGCAACATGGAGGAAAAGCAGGGCGACCTGATCACCTATCCGACGCTGTACGCGTGCATTTACCGCATCTCGTCGGACATCGGGAAGCTGCCTTTTTCTCTGCGCAGCCGTGACGCTAACGGTGTGTGGACCGAGGTATCCAATCCGGCATATGACCCGGTGCTTCGCAAGCCTAACGGCTTTCAGACACCGGCCCAGTTCCGCGAGTACTGGATTATCACAAAGCTGACGCAGGGGAATGCCTACATCCTGAAGCGCCGTGATGAACGCAACGTGGTGACGCAACTGTACGTGCTGGACCCTGAGCGCGTGCTGCCGATGGTATCGGATTCGGGGGCTGTGTTCTACCAGTTGCAGACCGATAAGCTTAATAGCCTGCCGGAGGGCTACCCGGCGGAGAATCTGATTGTTCCCGCGAGCGAGATCATTCACGACCGCTGTATGACGGTTCACCATCCTCTGATCGGTGTCCCGCCTTTAGCCGCGGCCCACTGGCCAGCGCTGAAGAACATGAAGATCATGCGCTCGGCAACCGAATTCTTCGCAAACAATGCGCAGCCCGGGGGCCTTCTGACTGCACCAGCTGGCATGTCCGAAGAGGACGCAAAGGCCGTGCAGGACTACTGGAACAAGGAATTTTCGGAAGGTAAGTCTGGCAAGGTGGCCATCATCGGTGCCGACATGAAGTTCACCCCATTCGCCATGAAAAGCATCGACTCCCAAATGATCGAGCAGATGCGCTACAGCGACGAACAGATTTGCCAGCCGTTCGGGATTCCGCCGTTCAAGGTCGGGATTGGGACGATCCCGTCTGGACTCGGCGTCGACGGCGTGAACCTCATGTACTACAGCGATGCGCTGCAGGCGCCCATTCAGCACATGGAAGACCTGCTGGACGATGGTCTGAAGGTTGTCCGCCCGCTGGGAATTGAGTTGGATACGGAGCCGCTTTTGCGGATGGACGAAGCCAAGAAGGCTGAGATCAATACGAAGCTGGTTGGCGGAATGATCAAGACGCCTGATGAGGGCCGCCGCCCGTTCAACCTGGCGCCGACTGCTGGCGGTGACACGCTGTGGGGTCAGAACCAAGACTACCCCCTCGGGATGCTGGCTGATCGCAAGGAGTGGGACCCAGCTATGCAACCTGCGCCTACTTCATCCCCTTCACCGGAGCCGGATCCTGATTTAGAAGAATTGCGCGCCTTTGCAGGTACCCACAAGGCTGTCGCCGCAATGAAGAAAGCCCTGGAGCCCACCTATGTCGTTTGACCCTGAACTGTTCGGCCAAGCCATGGGCGACGCGATCATCAAGGCCATGCAGCCGCTCAAGGACGAGATAGCGCGCTTGAAAACCCAACTCGCCGAGTTGCCGCGGCCCCTACCCGGGAAAGATGGCGCCGATGGCCGTGACGGCAAGGATTGCGACATGGAGGCCGTCAAGAAGATGATTGACGAGGCCGTGAAGGCCATTCCAGTCGTGCATGGCAAGGATGGGGCTGACGGTAAGGACGGCGAGCCTGGCGCGAAAGGCGAAGACGGCCAGAAAGGCGCGAATGGTCTTGGGCTGGCTGGAGCAATGATCGACCGCGAAGGCGCGTTGCTCGTCACGATGAGCAATGGAGAGGTCAAGAATCTTGGGCCGGTGGTCGGCTCGAATGGGCGCGACGGCAGTGATGGTAAAGACGGCGTGGACGGTCTTGGTTTGGAGGCCTTCGAGCTGGAGTACCTGGGCGAAACTCACGAGGTGCGGATCAAGGCGTCCTGCGCCGGCCGAGTGAAGGAGATTCGCTATCCTGCCGGAGGTATCCGGCCTGGTGGCTACTGGAGAGAAGGCACGAAGGCGAAGGCGGGTGAGGCGTGGGTACACGATGGTTCGCTGTGGATCGCCAAGAAGGACACGCCTGCCAAGCCTGAAACGGCTGGTGAAGACTGGGTAATCGCCGCTCGTAAGGGGCGGGATGGTGAGCGTGGCCCGAAAGGCAAGGACGCAACGCCTGAAGCCCCTATCAAGCTGAAGGATCAGGCATGAGCCTCGTTAGCATCGAGGAAGCTCAGATGCATCTGCGAGTTGACTCCCCGGATGATGACCCTTGGTTCGCTACGTGGATTCCTGCGGTGGAGAACGCGGTCTTCACGTGGCTGAAGGACGCATGGCGCGCCTATGAGCCTTCTGGCGACGTCGATAGCGCTGGTAATCCAATCCCGGCCGAGGACTCCAACGGCGATCCGATCCCTAGCTATGCGGCGAAGGCAGCGGTTCTGGTGGAACTCGCCCAGCAGTATCGATATCGGGATGGCTCGGATGCGGGTGCAGTCCCGGCGCATTGGGGGCATGGCTATGTTCTGGGCGCTGGAGCAACCAGCCTTCTGTCGGGTCTGCGCAAGAGTACGGTTCGATGAGCCTGGAAGCTGGCCGCCTTCGCCATCGCGTCTCGATTGAGCGCATCACGCGTACCCAAGACCCGGATACTGGCGCGATTGGTGAGACGTGGGCGGAAGTCGCCAAGGTTTGGGCGGCCGTAGAGCCGCTGTCCGCTCGGGAGTTTGTGCAGTCGGCCGCAGGGCAGTCGGAGGTGACGGCGCGCATCACTATCCGCACCCGCGACATCCTGGCTACTGACCGCATCATCCATCGCGGCGTGGTCTACAACATCCGCGGCGTGCTTTCGGACAAGGATAGCGGTCTCGAATACATCACGCTTCCGGTCGGAACCGGTGTAAACGAGGGCTAAGTTGGAGTTTGTGTTGCTGGCGCCGGGTCCGAGCATGAGCCGTAGCCTGGCCGAATCCATGCGCGGTGAGCGCGTCGGAGTGGTCAGCAACGTGTTTGAGCTGGCCCCTTGGGCGGAATTCCTGGCGGCGAACGACCGGGCCTGGTGGCGAGCCTACCCGAAAGCGCTGCGATTTGAGGGGCGTCGGTTTTCCAGCAGTGAGTTCCCAGGTGTCGAACGATGCCGCCCGGGGAATACGCAGTGGGCAAGCGGTGTGCTGGCGCTGCAAGTGGCGGTGAACCTTGGGGCGAAGCGGATCCGGTTGTACGGATTCGACATGCACGGCTCGCATTACTTCGGCGAGTACACGAACGGGCTGGTCAACACGCAGCCCTATCGCCGTGCAGTGCACCTGCAGCAATTTCGGGATTGGGCACGCGCCAATGCTGGCGTCGAGGTTGTGAACTGTACGCCCGGATCGGCGTTGGACTGCTTCCCAATGGAGGCAGCTTGATAGTACGGGGTATGAAGGGGCTGGGAGACAACATCTACCAGCGCGCCTTCGTGAAGCGGTTGCAGGGGCCGGTGTACCTGGAAACTCCCTGGCCGGAGCTGTACGAAGATCTGGCCGGGGTGAAGTTCGTGAAAGCTGAAACGCCCCTGCGGACGCAAGCCAAGAACATGGCGCTGCAGCAGGCTTCGCGCTGGGAAGCGCCGCCCCGGGAATCAGTGGTGACGGTGCAGTACGGCACGGCTGGGATTGTGACCGGGATGCGTCGATGCTTCGGCGTGGCGCCTGCGTCGTTCGATCTGCCGGATTTCGGACCTTCGCCTATTTCGGGGCGGTACATCATGGTCCGGCCTGCGACGGTGCGGGCAGAGTGGGTAGCGGAAGCGCGCAACCCCCTGACCATGTACGTCGCTGAGGCGGCAGAGTTGGCTAGGGCGGCGGGTTACCGGGTGATTTCGGTGGCTGACCTGGAGCCGGGCAAGGAGTGGGCTGTGGGGAGGCTTCCGCCAGCCGACGAGACGTACCACGCGGGGGAGTTCAACGTCCGGCAGCTATTGGCGCTGGTGCGGAACGCTGCAGCCGTGATTGGCGGCATTGGCTGGATCTTGCCGGCCGCCATAGCAATGAAGGTCCCCGCTTGGCTGATATGCGGTGGGCAGGGCGGCTTCAACGCCCCGGAATTGATTACAGACGAGAAATTCATGGACCTGAGCCGAATTCGGTTCGCGGTCCCCGATAACTTTTGCCATTGCCGGCATAAACAGCACAACTGCGACAAGCGAATCAAGAACCATGCGAGTGACTTTGCCCACTGGCTACGAAGACTCCCTGATCTGGTGGCCTGAGCGCGGAATGGGGTTTCATCCCCGCCCGGCCATGGATTACACGACGAGCTATTGGGAAGAATTCCGCCAGCGCGATGCGTCGCCAATGGGGGAACTACTGACCGAAGCACGCTTGGCGCTGGTCCGGCGCCACTACGCGGGCCAGGTGGTGGATATTGGTATCGGTGGCGGGCGGTTCGTGGAATACGCCGCGGCTCAGGGCTACGACGTCAACACCGAAGCCAACGAATGGCTCCGGCAGCGCGAGGCCTTCTGCGACCCCTATATGCGCCCCGTGGACGCCATTACGTGCTGGGACAGTCTGGAACACATTCCGGACCCGGCTGCGCTGTTGGCCCAGGTTCGGGAGTGGGCTTTCATCTCCATCCCGATCTTCGAGGAAGGGGACGGCGTGCCTGGCAGCCGCCATTACAAGCCGGGTGAGCATATCTGGTACTTCAGCCATCGTGGCCTGGTGGACTGGATGAAGGCGCAAGGTTTTGCCTGCATGGAACACAACGATGCCGAGACCGAGCTTGGGCGTGAAGGTATCCGCAGCTATGCCTTCATGAGGGTCGAATGAAGGTCGAGGTCAAGCTCTCGGGTGTTGATGGCGTGCTGGATCTGCTGAAGAGCCTTCCCCCCGAAGTTGTGTCGAAGCGTGGAGGCCCGGTGAAGTTGGCGCTAGCCAAGGGTGCCCGGCTGATTCGTGACGCTGCGCGCCAGAATCTTCGAGCGGCCATTGCGGAGAACGGTGACGAATCAACAGGTCTCTTGCTTCAGAACGTGATCTCTAGTCGCGGGAAGGCGCCGACGGAGGGAAAGGGGGAACGCTACTTGGTGCGGGTTCGCCGCAAAGCGTACCCGGGGCGAAAGCCGGAGTCGAGGGGAGGGATCCCGACTGTCCGAAAGTCGGCGCAGTTGATGGAGTACGGATCTGAGCATCAACCGGCGCGGCCTTGGCTGCGCCCGGCAGTTATTCAGCACGGCGGGCGCGCAATCAGCGTCATCACTGAAGACCTGAAAAAGCGAATCGACAAGACAGTAGCCGATCTGGCCAAGAAGGGAGCGAAGTAACCATGCTGCCGAAGGTATTCCCCGTTCTCACAACGCCTGCGGTGCTTGACATTGTCGGTGGAACGCCGGTCCGAATCTTTCGACACGGTGCCGCGCCGCAGGACACGGCAAAGCCGTACGTCACGTGGTTTGAAGTTACCGGCCAGCCGTATGACCAAATCAGCGGTCTTCCGTGCGGGGACTTTGACAGCGTCCAGATCGACTGCTGGTCTATGGACGACACGCAGGTTGAGACGCTGGCGAGAGCCGTACGCGACGCAGTGGACGCCGCTGGGTTCTCAAATCGTCTGGTCATCAACCACCGCGACCCCGACACCAAGTTGTATCGCATCGGCCTCCAGGCTGATTTCATCAACTCAAGCCGTTAACCCCACCTACTTTCACACAGCCCGCCTCGAGCGGGCTTTTTGTTTTGGAGCCAGCAATGAGCAATGGAAGCGTTAAGAGCCAAGGCACCGCCCTCTACCTGCGTATGGTGGACTCTGGCGGCGCGACCCTCGTCTTGATGGAATGCCCCACCGGCATTAGCGGGTTGGGCGGTCCTGCCGATCAGATCGATGACACCTGCCTGAGCGAGACCGTGGACCGCAGTTTTGTCCGCGGACTTGGCAACCCGGGCCAGGTTTCGGTGCCGTTCATCCTGAAGCCGACGGCTGTCAGCCATCAGGAACTGTTTGCCCTGAAGGATGAAGGCGACACCCTGGAATGGATCGCCTGCCTGTCGGACGGCACTGCTGCGCCGACGCTCAATTCGGCGGACAGCATCCAGCCGCCCGTCGACCGCACGTCCTTCATGTTCTACGCCTACATCGCAGACGTGAACATCGACATCGCCTCGAATGACGTGGTGAAGGGGACGCTGACTCTGCAGCGTTCGGGCCGCGTGATTCCGACCTGGAAGGCTTGAGCATGCTCGATTCTTCCTTCTTCGTATCTGGTGGCGTGCAGCCCCGAGACGTCGAGCTGTCCGATGGGAAGAAGCACCGGCTTTACTTCAAAGAGTATTCCGGTGCGGCGTTCACCCAGTATGCCCTGGCCATTCGGTCCAAGGACCTGAAGGAAAAGGCAGTCGGGATGGCGATCCTAATTTCCGCCAGTCTTTGCGAGGCTGACGGCTCCGAGGCGATCACCTTTGAGCGCGCCTGCGAACTGAAGCCCGAAGTCATGCAGGCCATCTTTGCAAAGGTGATGGAGGTCAACGGCGTCAAGAAAGAGGGTGAAGGCGAAAAAAACGCATAGAGGCCGGAAGTGACGAGTGGTTGTGGTTCACCTTGGCGTTGAGCCTCGGTGGGAGAACGGTTGCAGAGCTTCAACAGAGCATGTCTCAGCGCGAATTCGAGCGCTGGAGGCATTTCTATGAGCGGTTCCCATTCGACCCCATGCACCTTCACTACCGGCCGGCGGCGTTGATTGCCCAAGCCATGTCGTCTACCGGCGATATCAACGACAAGACCGAATGGCTCGGCCGACCACTGGTCACCGATTCTACAGATGCGGACCTCAGAACGATGAAGGCTTTTGGCTTTGGGCCGGGAGATAGGTAATGGCAACGGCAGGAAGTATTGTCGTCGACCTCCTGATGAAGACCGGTTCGTTCGAAACCGACGCTCAGCGGGCGTCCCGTGCGGCCCAAAAGAACTTCAAGGAGATTGAGCGCCAAGCTCAGTCAGCGGCAGACGGGATCAATAGGGCGTTTGCCGGTTTGCTTTCCGGTGCCGTTCTGGGCATTGGGGTTGGCTCGGTCTTCAGCAAGTTTATTCAGGAGACGAAGAACGCCCAGAACGAGCAAGCCCAATTGGCGGCGGTCCTGAGGTCGACGGGGCAGGCGGCAGGGTATTCGCTTGACCAACTGAACAAGATGGCAGCGGGACTTTCCAACGCCAGTGTGTTCAGCGAGGGCGATATCAATCAGGCCCAGACTCGGCTGCTCTCCTATACAGGGGTGGTGGGTGAAGAGTTCCCTCGGGCTATGCAGGCCGTCATCGACATGTCCGCTCGCCTCGGGACGTCGGTCGAGCAATCGGCCGAGACGATTGGCAAGGCTCTGGATATCCCGAGCCAGGGGTTGACGGCGCTTTCCAAGCAGGGTTTCCGCTTCACCGAGGATCAGAAGAAGCTGGTTGAGCAGTTGGAGAGGGCCGGCAAGACGGCTGAGGCCCAGGGCATCATCCTTAATGCTCTCGAGTCTGCCTACGGCGGCGCCGCGGAGGCAGCCCGGGCCACCCTCGGCGGCGCGCTTCAGGCGTTGCAGAACCAGATCGACGACCTAATGACGGGGGACGACGGCAGCGTAAGCGGTTTGACGGCCAGCATCAATGACCTGACAGATGTGCTGGGCTCGCCCGAAGCAAAGCAGGCATTTGCTGACTTTGTCGGCTGGCTGGCGGAAATCTCCCGTTCGCTCGTCACGATGGCGGGCGATTTTGCCGAGGGGATGCGTGCCGCCGGAAGCTTTACTGACGCGCTGACTACTTATGGCTTGATGAATCCGTTCAATAGCCATGCGGAGAACGCTGCTAAGTACCGCAAGGAATTGGAAGAACTTGATGCGTTTGAAAAGCGCGTCCTTGCCGGAGATGAGCAGAATCAAGGCGTGGACATTGCGGCCCGCCGCCGTCAATTGCAGAACCGAATTGATTTCTCGGACAGGAAGGCCAACTCCCAGGAGCGTGACGTATTCGCGGCCTATATGGGAACTGGTGAGACCGGGGCAGACGCACCAACGCTTGCACCGATTCGGGTGCAGGGATCCGGTGGCGGCTCGAGCAGGGAAGCTAAGGAACGGGTAGATCAAGGCCAGAAGCTGATCGACCAGATGAACCAGCGCATTGCGTTGATCGGCAAGGAGACCGAGTACGAAAAGCTCCTGGCCCAGATCAGCCTAGGAACTGTGACGTTCCGGACTGAGCGACAGCGTGACGAGGCTCTGGCATCCGCCCAGGTGCTCGACCTGATCAAAGAGCAGACGCAGGCATACGAGGACTCCAAAAAGCAGGCTGAAGAGTTCGCCAAGCTTATGGACAGCCTGTACCCGGAAAAGGCGAAGACCGACCAGTACATAGCCCAGCTCACGCTGCTATCTGATGCCCTTGAGCAGGGTTGGCTAAATGCCACCCAATTCGCAGATGCGGTTGACCGCCTGAACCAGGATTTCGAGAAGGACACCGGGGAAATGGGCGAGTTTGCCAAGGAGGCGGCTCGCGGTATCCAGAACTCGCTCGGTGATGGGTTGTACGAAATCATGCAGGGAAATTTCAAGAACATCGGGACTGCATTTCTGCAGATGCTGCAGAAAATGGCCGCCGATGCATTAGCTGCGCAGATCGCCAAAAAGCTGTTCGGAGACTATGACTCTGGCGGTGGCATTGGCGGAATCTTCGGCGCTCTGTTCAAGGGTGTTTCCGCAGGCTTCGGCGGGGGAATTGGATCGGCCACAGCGACCGACGTGAGCGGAGCAGGGGACGGGCTGATGTTCCTGGCGGACGGCGGCTACACGGGCCCGGGCGGAAAATATGACCTGGCAGGGTTCGTGCACCGCGGGGAATACGTGATCAATGCTGACGCCACCAAGAGGCTTGGGAGGGGGGTCTTGGATCGCCTGAATGGATATGCAGAGGGCGGGTATGTTGGCACAGATAGAGCGCCGGCCGGATTGGGACAAGGTGGCATGAACCTGACTATCGAGACTAGAGGCGTGGATATGGAGGTTGTTGAAGCGCGCCAGAACGAGATGTACATGATTGCACGTCAAGTCGTGGCCGCCGACACGCCAGCTGTAATGCAGCGAGAAATTGCTAACCCTAGCAGCCGGTCGTCTCGTCAATTAGCACGTAGCACCACTGCTGAGCGGCGTAGGTAGCCATGGATCTTCTTCCGATCTGCCCGACACAGGCCGGCTACGCCGCTGACTTTCGAGATGGCGTGATCCAAGTCTCGCTAGATGGGGGTTCTCCTCGGTCTCGCGCTGGGGTTTCTGGCAATGCTTACCTGGTAAATGTTCAGTGGGTTGTGCGTGAGGATGATTACTCGCTCCTGCAAGGCTTCTTCCGCCGGCAGAAGCGATCGGGCTATTCGGGGTTTCATGCCGATCTGATCCTAGATAGCTTCGAAGTTGAACGCTATGTTGCGACGTTTCAGGCGGGGTCTTTCAGATTGACCGGCAAGACCGGCCAGGTCTTCACGGTAGGCGCCTCTCTTTGGGTGCTTCCATTGGCCAAGTACGAAGACCCTGAGACCGATCCGTATGAGTACATCCTTGAGTTGCTGCCGTACTACGGCAGCGTGGACAACATCCGCAAGATGATGAATCTTCTGGAAAAGTTGGTAAACGTGGATTGGCCAAATGCCTGACGTAGATGCCAAGTACATAGATTTCTTCTTTGGCGCCTCGCCGAGCACCGCAGAGATTCAGACGCTAGAGATATCGCAACCCAGCTTCTCTCAAGTTTGGCGCTTGCAGTCCCACTACCGTGAAGGCTTGGCTGTACGTTTGGAGACAGGGCAAGAGGCGTTTTTCCAGTACGTCCCCATGCGTCTCAAGTCGCTGGAAGAGAAGGCTGACCTAGATTTTGGGCTGACGGTAATTCTTGGTGACCTCGGAGAGATTCTGCCCGAAGAGATTCAACGTGCTCGCGCGGCCGGAACCCTGAGAACAGACCCGCCTTTGGTGAAGTACAGAGCTTATCGAAGCGACGATTTGACATCCCCAATGTTTGGCCCCGTTTCTTTGCAAGCGCGTCAAATCGCTCGAAGTGAGGACGGGGCAAAATTCAATGCCACCGCCCCTCAGGCTAACGTGAACAAGACGGGAATCTTGTATCGGTCGGATGTATATCCAATGTTGCAGGGGTTCCTGTGAGCATCGATGTCCTACTGGATCGCGACTACGACCGCCGGGCATACAACTGCCTGCATTTCGCTGGCGACTGTTGGATGCATCTGACTGGGGATGATCGCCTCTCCAGAGTCCACGAATCTCAGCTGGCTGGACAGGGACTAGTCGGTATGTTCCGCGGCATGACAAAGAGCAAGGAGGCGACTGTACAGCCTTCTATCGCACTGATGGAAACCTTGGAAGGACGACTTCACATCGGAGTCTGCTGGAGGCGTCGATTGCTACATATCAATGAGGCTGGGTGTCAGTTTCTTGCAGTAGAGGCGCTTGAAGCCCTGTACAAAAACATGAGGTTCTATTCGTGATAGTCGTTCATCTCTTTCGAGCGCCAGACCAAGAGAAGAAGACGTACTACGTCAATGATTTGCTGTCATTCCTGATTTCGGAGCTTGGCCCCAAGTTTCCGCCTGGAAGTCGGATTACCGACATGGCGACAGGGACCAATGTCACACCTAAATCTCAAGAGGATGTACTCGCGCTTCGGGCTCTTCCAGGCCCGTTTGTGGTCGAAGTCAGTCCGGGTGAGGTCGGGTTCTGGACCGCGCTCGCAGTGGCGCTTGCGACGTCGACTGCGTCGATGATTCTGACATCGATCTTCGCCAAAGAACCGCCGAATGCGACAGCTCGGAATGTGCAGCAAGAATCACCGAACAATGGCCTCTCCGAGCGCGTCAATAGCGTCCGAGTGAATGGCAGGGTGCCCGACATATATGGGCAAGTTCGCTCGACGCCCGATCTCCTTTCGCCTCCCTACAAAATATTTGAGAACCATGTGGAGAAAGAGGTCGCGTTCATGTGCATCGGGCGCGGCGCATACGACGTGCATGATGTCCGCGATGACACGACGATGGTGTCTGAGATAGCCGGAGCATCCGTCGAAGTGTACGCCCCGTTTACATCGCCTAACAGCGGAGATGCACCGCAACTACGCATTGGGAACGTCATAGGCTTGCCTGTCATCACGGCGAAGCGCGTCAACAGCGTGAACGGGCAAGTGCTGCAACCTCAAGACTTTGGAAGCGTAGTTCGGCGAGGAATGATCTTCAAGTCGCCGAATCAGGTTATCTCCCAAGATCCTGACATTGACTTTGCCGATCTGTTCATCCCAGGTGATAACGTTCAGATCCAGAATGCCGTTCAAACGCAGGGTACATACTCTTTCACTCCCGCAGGGGGCGCGACGTTTCGTTCGGAGAATTCCGCGGCGCCAACTTGGGGAGAGATCGACTTTTCTGGGGATCACATGGCCAATTGGTCGGCAGGTCAAATTGTCACCGTATCAAACGGATATGTGACTTGGACCGATCACACGGGCGGTGATGCTGATGAACCCTACACAGCAAGCAGTAACGTTACCGCGATCTATGGCGTAGTCAGTGTTAACTACGTACCTGTGCCAGGCGTCACTCGTCTGCGCTTAGATGTCTCGCTGAATTCATCCGCGTGGGGGGCGTTCAAGATTGCTCCGAATCCTGTGACGGGTAGCCCGACACTGACTCGGCCGTCAGATACGGTTCAATTCGATCTGTCTGGGCAGTATGTGGTGACAACGGTCACTTCCAGTTTGTTGACCCTGAACAATCCGGCCTTGGTCAACCCAGACTGGACTGTGATGGAGACAAGTTTTGGGGGGCAATCGTCGGTCTTGACGCCAACACTGACCACGACAGGGGAACGATGGTCCGGTTGGTTCGCGGTTGAAGCCATCCAGCCAATCACCAGGATCATCGCTAACGTTGTCGCCCTAAACGGCCTGTACAAGGATAACGGACGCCAGCAATACCGGCGTGATGTTGTCTATCGTGTCGAAGGCCAGCGCCTTGATGAGAGCGGCGATCCCACGGGACCAGTATTGGACTTTGAGCGCACGATCGTTGGATCCGCAGTGTCACGCTCGACTCGCGCAGATACGCTTGACGTCGGCCTGGCTGGAGATTTGAGTACGCGATGGCGCTTCCGTGCACGTCGCATCACAGACTCGGATACAGATTTCGAAGGGTCTGTGGTCGACGAGATCAAGTGGCGTGATTTGTATGCATGCAGCTCCGTAGCTCAGGAAGATTTCGGTGACGTGACGACTGTGCAGGCGGTTATGTTCGCCACTGATGGCGCCCTGGCGATCAAAGAAAGGAAGCTTAATGCTCTTGTGACTCGGAGGCTACCGCGACGGATTCAAGGGTCAACATTTACAACAGATCTTTTCGCCACGCGGAGCGTCGCCGATATTCTTTCGGCTGTTTGTCTGGACCCGCAAATAGGAAACCGTCCCAAGGGAGAGATTGATTTTGACAATTTCTACCAGGTGGAGGCAGACATAGTTGCCTACTTCGGTGTAGATGTTGCGCAGTTCAACTACACCATAGATAGCGATAATTTGTCGTTTGAAGAGACTGTTTCTATGATCGCCGAGGCGGTCTTTTGCCGCGCATACCGGCGTGGTAGCGTGATCCGGCTTTTCTTCGAACGCGAGAATGAGAACTCGGCGATTCTCTTCAACCATCGAAACAAGTTGCCTGGCTCTGAACAGCGCACCGAAGGGAGTCCAGTCGAGAACGATGGGATTGAGTACCAATGGATCAACCCGGCGAACGACGCCGCCGAGACTATCTATCTCCCCTTGGACAGATCGGCGGTGAACCCGAAGAGGATTGAGTCGGTTGGAGTCCGGATTGAAGCGCAGGCAAAGATCCACGCGTACCGGGAATGGAACAAACTTCAGTACCAGGACGTCCTGACCGAGTTTGATGCGCTTCCAGAGGCCAACCTTCTCACGATTAGTGAACGAATTTTGTGCGCGGACAACACCAGGGCTGGTAGCCAAGACGGAGACATTGTCTCTGTCAACACCAGCAATCCATTGCTGGTCGAGTTGTCGCAGCCGGTCGATTGGAATGGGCCTGGTCCGTTCCGGATCTTTCTACAGAACACCGACGCTCAGGTTGAATCTATCGCGGTGCAGAGTGGTGGGAGCGCCAGACTTGCTCTGTTGGCGCATGCGCCACGGACCCCAATTGTCCTTCGTGGTGTCGGATACAACCCCACGGCCTACATCCTTGGCAAAGGCGACAGCCCGCGGCAAGCCCAGCCGTTTCTCATAACGGAGAAAGGTGTGCCGAATGATGATGGAACGATTCCATTGACAGCCATTAACTATGACGCGCGGTACTACCAGAACGATCTGGATTTCGCGTAACAGAACTTCTATGCAACTAAACCCCGCTTCGGCGGGGTTTTTTTATGGGCACTCCCATGGCAATCGAACCTATTTCGCTGCAGCAACTTCGTAACGCGTCTGAGGATGCGCAAGATCTTGAGCGATATACCAATGATGACATTCCGTCGTTGATTCAGACTCGTATCGGCGGACAAAAGCCCAACTGGGCCAAGGTTATCAGTGACATTCAAGCGGAGTTTCAGCAGTTTCTTCTGGACTCCGGATATGTTCTTCTTGGTGACTACGCGGCCGGGTTGACCATCACCGCGCTCAACCAGATTTTCTCCAAAGATGGGGAACTCTACCGGGCAAGCGCTGGACTTGCGCTTCCCTACACGACAACTGGTGTTTGGGCGGACGAGGCGGACAAGTTTGTTAGCGTCGGGGACGCGGTCCTGCGGCAGGACATCGCTAACTCGGTCGACACCGACCTTGGGTCTGCCCTCATCGGGGGCGCAAACCGCGTTGTTGATACTGTCGCCGACGTTCGAAATCAGCGCGGCACGAAAAACCCATATGTGGTTGCGGCCGGCTACTACGCCCGCCGGGACAAGGGGCCAGCCTTCTATGTCTACGATCCGGACGACAGCACGAGTGCGGACAATGGCGGGACCGTCCTTGTTAGCGAGTTCGGTAGCCGCTACAAGTTGAATCATCCCGGCAGCGTGAGCATCGATGACTTTGGCGCGAAGGGCGACGGCGTAACGGACGATTCGGCGCGCATTCAAGTCGCGTTCGACTGGGCAAGTACGACCGGTATCCCGCTGCGTGCTAGCGCGCGGACTTACGGTTTGAAGCTGTCCCAGCGTATCGCACTGGAAGGGTACAACCAGACGTATTGCGCCCTGATCTACAAGACGCGTGTGAAGCTACACGGCGCCGGCATGGGCGCTACCGTGTTCAAGTTGCTGGACAACGAAAGCACGGACGCGAGTCCCAAGTGGTTCAATCTGATGGCCGCAAACACGGTCCTGGACTACGTTGATATCTTTGACATGACATTCGATATTAATGGCCAGAACAATAAAATCAACCCTGGCCGCGGATCCGGTGTTTTTGATGGCTTCAACTGCGCGGCGCTCATGGTTTCGGGTAGCGTCACGACGGTCGGCGTTGACGCCAGGATGAACTACTACAACATCGTTCGGATTGAGGTTATCAATTCCCCCGGCGTCACGTGCATCGGAACTGGTCAGAGGAACACCCCGGGATTGATGGGTAGAACGGGATTCATCGGCTACTGCCGGTTCTACAACAACGGCCTGGACTGCCAAGATCATTCTAGCATTTTTGGTTACTCCGCTGGGCTCAAAGTATTCGCTTGCGATTTCGACCATCCGACGCCCTCTACAGGTCGATTTGGGCCTGTTGTTGCCGTCGAGTTGCATGGTTCCGATTCGAGCATGACCGGTTGTCGCGTTCGGAACTACAACCAGGGCGCCTGGATATCCTGCGGTGAAGATGGAGAACGCAAGAACATTTCAGTGTCCGACAATGACATTACCGTAAATTACATGGGCGTTGGGCTATACACGTCGGCAGATTGGCATGACGGGCTGTCCGGCATCGCGGTATTCAACAACCGCATTCAGATCACTGCGGATACGATTGTTCACCCACTGATGCTAGGTACCCGGACTGGAATTTTTGCTGCGGTGTCGCATGGGGCCAATCTTTTCCGCTCTATGTTCAGTGGGAATATCCTGTACTGCTCGGATCGGTCCGATAACGCCGGAATTGTGTATGGCGCGGACAATGGTGCGGTCGCCATGGAAATTTATGATTTGGGGAATCACGTCTCTGGCTTTAGCCGCGGAATCATCGCCGCAGGCACTGGAACGGGCCGCCTGGCGTCGTTCAATTCGGAGGGATCGACGGCTGTTAACTGTGCGCCGACTACTGCAATTTCGGCATCGAACACACGGGGAATGCTCGTCTCCGGGACGAACTTTTCTGTTTCCATCCAGAATTTCTCTGCCGGCTCTGGCGATCTACTCACCGCGCCAAATATCGCCTTGGAAGTGACGGGCAGCGCGACCAATCTGGAGATTGGCGAGATCGACTCTAAGGATTGCCCGGTCGCCGTTCAGGATTCCATGGTTGTTTCTGGCCGGCGCACCGGCCGCACCGCCCGCACGTTTACCGCGCTACCTGCCCAGTCCACTTGGAAAGCGGGCGATATCGCGTATCTCGCTGTGCCGAGCGAGGCTGGCGTTGCTGGAAGCAAGGTCATGACAAACGGCTGGCGTCGCATCACCAATGGTGTGGGGAACGTCCTCAATACCGATTGGCTGGAAATGCGGACGCTGACGGGGAACTGATATGCGCGACATTAAACCTGTCGGGGCTGATCCGTATCTCTCCGAGGCTTTCATCAAAAGCCTACATGCCAAAGTCGAAGAAATGAGAGGCGACCTGTCTGAGTGCACCCAGGCGACCAAGCGCAACACGGCGGCGATTGAGCAGGTGCAGGCCAATACCCAGGACATTGTGGATACTTTTCAAGCCCTAGCGGGCGGGTTCAAGGTACTGCAGGGTCTTGGGCGCCTCGCAAAACCCCTTGTGTACATTGTCGGGCTGGCTACGGCGATTATCACGGCGTACTCCACTTGGAAGGGGGTGAAATGATCCCTGCCGAGCTGAAACGCAAGATCCTCGTCGCGGCGGCTGGTGGGGCCGTGGCTATTGCTGGCGTGTTGGTTACGCACTTCGAGCCTGGCAAGGTCCGCGGTAAGCCTTACATCGATCCGGTGGGCGTGCTTACGGTCTGCGACGGTCACACCGGCCCTGATATTGACCCGCAACGGGTTTACACCAATGCCGAGTGCGATGCCTGGCGCGACGCGGACCTGGCTACGGCTGACCGCGCGGTGCGTCGGCTCATCACCGTGCCACTCAATGAATGGCAGCGCGCCGCGCTCATCGACTTCACCTACAACCTGGGCGCCGGCAACCTGGAACAGTCCATCATGCGGCGCAAATTCAACTCCGGCGATTATGCCGGCGGCTGCGCCGAGCTGGACCGCTGGGTAAAGGGTAGGGTTGGCGGCAAGCTGATGACGTTGCCCGGCCTGGTTACGCGCAGGGAGGTGGACAAATGGGTCTGCCTGCAGCCTTGATTGGCTGGAAGGGCTACGCCGCGGCGGCCCTCGTTGGCGCAATGGTACTGGCTGGAACCGCTGGCGCCATCGCCTGGTACGGTGTCAGCCAGCGCGCCGCCGGGCGGGCCGAGTGCCAGGAAGCCCATCGCGTGGCCGGCCTGGAGGAATTCAAGGCCGAGGCCGAACGCCTGACCGGCCTGTCCGGCGACCTGCAAGCCCGCATTGATCAGCTCGCCGCCACGCGACCGCAGGTCATCGAGAGGTACACCCGTGAAATTGTCCAGCGCCCTTTGCCTGCTGACTGCATGCGCGACCCTGGCCGGGTGCGCGCTACCAACGAAGCCATCGACGCGGCCAACGCTGCCCGTCAATCTCAGCGCGCCGTGCCCGCCGATCCCGCGCGTTGATTCACCGTCCTGGGATGATCTGGCGCTGGCGCATGCCGCGCTGGCGTTCCAGTATGCCGAGTGCGCCGCCCGGCACCAGGCCGTTGTAGACGCCTGGCGGGCGCCTAAGCAGTAGCCGGAACTGCTGAAGGCTGGGCGGCGACCTTCTTTTTGCTGCCCAGCTTCCGCAGGAAGTTCCGGGACGGCCGCTCAATCAAGTAGTAGGAGATTGTGGCCGCGCAGATGGCCAGCGAGATCTTGTCGGCCAATCTCAGGCCCACAATCTCGTTGGACATGACCACGTTCAGCAGGAAGTGCGTCAAGTACAGGGAATAGGAGATCTCGCCCAGGAACACGGAAACCCGATTCCCGAAAAGAAGACGCCCCAAGCCCTTATCGCAGAGCAGCCCGGCGATGATGAGCAGCGCGCCACAGGTCATGATCCACGATTGAAACGGCACCGTGCAGGCGTAACCCAGGACGCCGATACCTGCGACCACCATCGCATCCGATACGAGGGTAGGGAGCTTGTTGATGTCCTGGACGACGCGGTAGAGAGCCACACCCGCGATGAACACGGATGTGAACTGAACCAGGAAATTTCCGTGGGACAGGACAATGTTGCTCGTATCGACGCCGGCAGCCTGCAAGAGGCCGATATGGGGCATCTTCATCAGGATCCAGACCATGGCGGCCATGACTGCGGCGGCGAACATCTTGGGCAGCTTGAACAGAATCAGCGCTGCGAATGGGAACCAGATATAGGCGAACATTTCTACGCTGATCGTCCAGGACAGCGCGTTCCATGAAAACTGGTTAACGAAGCCCCAGGCCTGGATCAGCAGCAAATTCAGGCCGAAGGTGAATGCCGTTTCGTTGGGAGTGCGCAGCGGGTAACCCGCTTCCATCAAGGCCAGGAAGGCCAGCAGCGTAACTAGATGCAGCGGATAGATCCGGGCAACCCGTTTGTAGAAGTAACTGCCGTAGGCGCCGAGATTGACCGACTTCCGGAACTCCGGATAGACGTGCGCCATCACGAATCCGCTCAGGACCAGGAACACAATTACGCCCGAGAAGCCGTACTGTAGGATTTGCATGAACAGGCCCTCGCCTTTCAT